ACATTATAATCCTTACCACCATTACCTATAGTGATTGAAGATACTGAACCGTTAGTTAAAACAGCTGTTAATGTGGCCGTTGTATGACCTGATGGTGTTCCAGCATCTGTTGAGGTTACTGCAGGAACTGCCGTATAACCGGTTCCTCCAGCCGTAATAGATGTAGCTGTTATAATACCATTTTTAAGTCCAAGTGAAAGTGTACCGGATTTGTGTATATGTGCTGACACTCCAGGTAAGAATGTAGAGGCAAATATTTCCACTAGTATTGGTATATCTTCTGGTCCTACAATACCTGGTTGTCTGATAGGCATTGCTGATAATACCTTTCTTATAATCTTTGTTAATTCGTCCCATCGTATTGTATCAACATCAAAACTATCATCGCCTAATATTTTTCTTGACAATTCTAAAAAGATTAATATTTCTGCAAAATAAATAAACCCAGCTGGGTGTACTAATTTATCAAATACATTTTCCCAATCAGCTAAATTTTTACCTGTTTTTATTAAATATGAGAACTTTTGGAATTTTTTACTATCTTGTATTTTAATTCTGTCAGATAGGAATCCTTTATTATCTAAATAGATTCCTCTTGGTACAAAGTTAACTGTTGTTGTATCAGCCAAGGTTACTGCCTGTGAAAGTGTTATTGTTGAACCACTAATGTTTGCAACACGAATATCATCTGTTAATCCTATTGTTGTACCTACAGTTAATTTTGATGAAAGCCTAATATTGTCATTTGCAGATATAAGAGTAAGTGTTGTAGAATTATTTACAGCACCATTTAATGTAGTTGTAACAGTTGCTGGTTGGTCCCAAGCACCTGATGAAGGTACTAATACTGAATCATAAGGAAATTCAACCTCTACTGAATCATTAAATAATAACCTAAAAAATATTTCAACTGCATCTGCTGAACCTCTTACCCTATAAAAATCAAGTATCCTTTTGTAAAGGTTTCTTTTATTTACTGTAACATCTCTTGGTACTGCAGAAGCAATTTCTTTTTGCATTAACTCTAAATAGTTACTGGCATTTTTATCAATGTCCATCGCTGTTTCAATGTTATTCATTACCCACGATGGTCCAGGTCCTACCCAATATTTAACTATTGTTGTAAGAGAAGCTGAATAATTATTAAATGATGATAAACCATTAACCGTAAATGTTTTACCTATTTCAGATGTTGATTTCGCAAGTGTACCAGGTAAATCATTACCATTTGTAATTGCAACATTAACAGCTGTTAAAGGTATTGTCATTGTTGCCAATGTACCTCGTATTTTATGTACCTTACCAGTTCCTACAGATGATAAATTAATTTCAGAACCACCTAAGGTAAGACTTAATTTAACTTGATTGTTTGAACTGAATATAACAAAGTAATTAGTATCATCACTTAACCCAGCAATTGCAGAACCGTCTCCTACATCATATTGTATTCTTGTTCCTACTGGTAAAGCTTTTTGTTGAAATGTTGTTAAATCAAGAGAATTATTTGAGGTATTTACAATTGAACTAGACGAGCCATCAAAGGTAAACTCAGCCGGTGATTTACCACTAGGCGATGTGAGTGTTAGTGTTGACGAAGCACCTGTTTCATCAGTAAAAAATTCACTATTTTTATTTGTTGGGTCTAATATTCTAAATCTTGCAACATCATCTAAAACCACATCAGTAAATGTTTCAGTTTCCTGATATATAAATTCGTCCATATTCATGAACGTGTAATATGATTGTAATAACTGGTCTAATTTAGTTTTATCTTCTAATATATCAGGTGGTAATAATTGGTCAAGGCGAATATTCTCCTTGGTCTCGTGTAGAGTTGAATTATCAAGCTCTATTATTCCTGACGATATTGATTTTCTGCTCATTATTTAAATCTAGATGTTGTTGTATATGTTATTGAACCAGATGAACCAGCAACTGCAATTGTGTCAATTTCTGGAGTAATTTGTACATAACTATTGTCAATTGAAATTAATTGGTTACGCTTTGGCGCAAGGTCAAGTGAGTTAGGTAATACCGTAACTCTTATAGCTGTATTGTTATTTGGTTTAAAGTTGTTTAGTGTAACCTTACCTAGGGCCGGTTCCATTAAGCCTGCGTCGGCTATGACAGTTACATTCTGACTATCAACCACTTTATATATAATTACTGTCCTGTTTGTGGAACCAGCAATAGGAACATCTCCAAAAAAGTGTTCTCCAGTTGGGTCAGTATTTAATCCAAATGCTGATGAGGATAAAATAAACTTAGTTGATTGCCCTGATTGAAAAAATGGTGCAACAAAACTAAGTGAGTGCGATTGTAATTCAATGGCACCTAAGGCATCAGTTGTTGGTGTTATATTCTGGAACATACGAGGTCTGATTACTGTATTCAATATAGCAGGGTCAGCACTATCGATTGCTCTTGTTAATTGTGAATGCCTAAACACACCATCGAATTTATTTAAATTATTAAAGTTATAATCTGATACTGTATCTCTTACCACTGATGATAATTCAACAGAACTTCTATCTGTTAAGTTTGGATTATATTTAAATGCTACGTCCAATTCCAAGTTAGTAAAATTAGGGTCAACAATTTGTGGTGTAATTGATACCACATTTTTACCCTTTAATATTGCACCAGTAATATCTGATTTTTCTGCCGTTGTTAGTGCATTGGATAATAATGGTTTAATTGAAATATAAACTCTTCCAAAATCAGGTGGGTCATTATCTTCTCCACCCCATGTTGAAATAGAATCTATATTACTAAATTCCTTTTTAATAATTGCTGCATAATCCTCTGAGGTCACAGCTCTGTTTTGTGTTGTGAATGTTAACGGTGCATTAAATCGAATTGATTCAAGTGTTTCTGCCTCGGCTCCGCCGGCTGCAGCCACTGCAGTTGTAACCGCAATACCAGAAAGGCCTTGAACATTATCAACCATACTAAACACATTAGCACCATTTGATTCTGTGCCGTCTGTTATGACATAATCAATTGTTACGACATTATTATTTGTTGGTTTTTTACCTGTTACGCCATCTCCAAAATATACCTCATAATAACCACCTGCGTTTTCTTGTAAATAATAAACCTTACTACTTGCATCTACATTTTTTAGTGATTCAAATTTTGTATAAATTTCAAATTCACCACCATTTTCATTTGTTTGTACACGGACACGAAGTGATGATGAATCAGCATTTGAATCTGTAAGTTGAAATTTTTGATTTTCTATATCATTATCAACTCTGTATTTTAATTCTCTTACATTACCTTCTACTATTACCACATTAGAAAATGTATATGTCGTGCCTATTAAATTCGCAGTCTGTGTTTCTAAAACAACATATTGAAACTCTTCACCTTCGACTACTGTTTTTAATTTTGTCCCTCTATTAAGAGTAAGAGTTGTAGGTATTGTTCCCGTTGCTGCTTTTGTAACTACTAAATTAACTTGAGCTCTTGGAGATAAAACGGACCTAGGAGTATAACCTAATAATTTTGCTCTGGTAACTACATTACCTCTTATTTGAGCTGAATCAAGAAATGCCTCATTTAATGAATAGTGAGCATTCATTGCATTATAATGTGTATTATATGAGAGCACATCTAATAAAACACTCAGACCTGAGCCTTCAAAATCATAGTCGTTGAACTCTGTTTGTTGTTTTAAAAAGTTTTTTAGATTTTGTTTGATTTGATTAAAATCTAATTCTGTTACATTTAAATTACTAGCCATATTACTTTAACCTTCTTAATACAATTGAAACACTTTCGTCTGTATTATCTTCTTTTATTTTAAAATTTACATTAATACGATATGAATTGGTATCAGCATTATCAGTAATTTGAATACTTCTTATACTAACCCTAGGTTCATATTTTCTTATAACAGACTCTAAATTTTTCCTCATAGTAATTCTTGTGAATACATCTGCAGGTTCAAATAAAAGGCCTTTTAGATTAGCACCTTTATCTCTGGAAAATGGTCTGTCATAGAAATTACTTACCAATAAATTTCTTAATGCATTTTTAATAGCATTATCGTCCTTTAAAGGTATAATATCTTTCCTTATCGGATGTATTTTAAGTGATAAATCTAAATCTCTGTGTTGCTTTTTTCTAGCAACTACTTGAGCTTTTGATATATCTCCTGTGATACTTAAGTCTGATTGATTTATTCCTGCCATATATCTATTTATACCTATTCGGTCACAGTTGTGTTAGGTAGCGAACTTTCTACAGTACTTACTATTGTCGTAACAGAATCAGGTAATGCTATTGTTTTTGGAAATCCTATTATCGTAAGGAAATCGCAAAAAGTAAATGTTATCCATTGTGTTAATGCCCCCAGTCCTATCGCATCAAAGAATGAGGTCACTTTTTGCATCCATGTTTTAATTAAATATGTCTGCCATTCCTCAGCAAACTCTCTTGCTCTCTTTAATAACCTTTCTTTTGAAAATTCTGGTATTTCTACATTATCATCAAAATCTCCACCTAATAAATCTTTTAATTTAAATCCAAATATTTGTAATTGTTCTAATTCTTCTGCCGTTTTATCTCTTATTAAAGCTTCTAAATCTAATGTTTCTAATGCTGGTATTGTTGGTAATCCCAATGTGTCCCATATCTCATCAAACATACCAATTAAACCTGTAAACCCACCATGTAATAATAAATTCATTTTCTTAGCTACTTCAGACCTTAAATAATTTCTTACTGATTCCTTTTTAAAGTCAGCTGTTTCAAATTTATTCCATACTTTATATTCATCTGGTATTAAATCATATACACTATCAATCTCTTCTAATTTTAAATTATCTAATACACTATTTGGATTTGATAAAAATTCTAATATATCAATTTGAATACCAAGTATCGTTACATTAAATGAAATAGGAAATATAGTATTGATTAGTTCCAATATCTTTTGTTGAACATACATTGGATATTCAGCTGATAAACGAGTCATCATAATATCCCATTTCTTTTCTGGTATATCAATCTTTTCCCATTTAGGATTGTATATATCTAAGATATTTTCTTCTATCTGTTCTAATGTTGTTTTTAAACTTTCTATTTCGTATCTGTATGCGTGAGTAGCCAAACCACCAAATAAGTTAGATAAATCTGCTGGTGTTGGTAATAAAACATCAGGACAATCTAATTTAGGTAATGATATACTTGGCGTGCTCATTATATAATTCTTGTTTTCTTAATTGATTTAATCTCTATTAGGCCGTCTTTATCTATTTTAATATATGAAGATTTTTTACCATGAGTAATTCTGATTTCTTCTGACCCTGATGTATTATCAATTTCGATTAAATGCCCTGCTTTTGATTTATAAACTTTATTATCGTCTGATGATTCTGTTGGTATATCTTGTGTGCCATCCGTTTGTGTTGCAACTGAACCCATAATCATAGGGTCTTGAGCACTTGGGCCATCTCTAAAGAATCCTACGACCCACGAACCAACTTCCAAATGATGATTACCACCAATGCCTTTAATAGATGCTGATGTTACAGGCATTATTACTGTCGCAAATGGTAAACTTTTTGTTGGTAATTCTCCTGTATCCGTGGTGTGATAACCAAGACATCGAACCTTTACTCTATTTAAATTTCTTGGGTCTGTAATATCTTCGACAATACCTGTGAACCAAGTAAATTGTTGTGTTGTAAAATCATCTGCTCTCATTATGTAGCCGCCGTGTCTTTTCTTACAATTTGTATAATTTCATCAATACTTTCAATGAATGAATCTTTTTGTAATGTTAATTCCATTTGATATTTATTGGTAAATCTATGAACTATATTTGTTATTATATAATTACCTGATAAATAATTATCAACTGGAATTTCATTTGAATCAGAACCAGCCCTATTAATTTCTGTATTAATCTTATCGCCTAATTTTAAGGAAAAATCTCCAGGGATTGTTGCCTCCAGGGTTATTGTATCTAGATTTTTTAAATAAGAATGTGCTTCTAAATATCCAGGTCCTATTGCACTACTATAATTTGGTTTATCTTCCGAATCAAATGCTAATGAATTTTGTGATACAAAGAAATTTTTACCCTTATAATAGGACTTTATAGGGTCTCCATTCAGTTTCATATTATCTGATAAAGCATCGAAATCATTTAATTTTACGGTGTCACCTCTTTTATAATGATATCCATCTTTATTTTCTTTGGTATATTGCTTTGTCGCAATATCAATAGTGTGTAATTTTGAACCATAACAACCATCAGCAATAGATATTAATTGTGATATATTTAAATCCGAGGATAAAGCTGTAATCTTTTTCCTTTCCTCTATGTAAGCCTTTTTTTCGTCCACTCCAATTGTCTCTGGACTAAAAAATGGTTTATATACGTATGTATCAAATGCTTCTTTATCAACCATGTTTTTATATGATTCCAATACTACTTTATTGTCTGATACTCTTTGATAAAAGAAAAAAGGTGTTTTATTTTCTAGAGCATTGGGTAGTAGCCATTGAATAGCCGAAAGAGGTTTTAATCTAGGATATACTCCAAAAGCTTGGCCTGTTTCAGTATTTATTTCTAAATCTTTTTTGTCTATTTTTAAATTATCTAGACATATATCTTTAATTGCTTTACCAATGGACCCTTGAAATGGTTTAGTTAAAACCATTAACTCGTTGTGATAAATATAATCTGAAACACATGTAAGTGTAAATCTTTGTGTAAATTCTGTTCGTCTAGAATAACCACCAATATTGGCTATTCTTAGATTTAAATTATATTCCTTTTTCTCACGAGATTCTACATCAGAACGAGAAATCTGAATAATAACTTTTTCATTACCCATTATCTTAAAACCTTCAAGCAATCCCATTGCATCAGTAATGGTTACATCGACTGAAATTCCCTCTGAAAAAATACCTTCTGTAATGATAATATTTTTTGATGCCCCTGTTAAATCAATAAATTGGTCATCTGCATTTTTATTTGTAAACAAATGGACTTTTTCAACAACATACGAATGCGCTCTCATCGCTGCTGTTTGTTCGCTATTACTTATATTGGCCATTATTTATTAATTGCTTTTTTAAATGTATCTACAAATTGTCCAATGTAATTAGGGTCAATATATCTAATTTTTGACCTTTCCTCGTTTAAATTAAATTCATTTGTTCTGTTTGATACAAAGGAGACATCACTATCTGCTACTCCACCAACAACATGAACAGCATTGGATACAGGTTTCTTAAATTTGGTATCTTCTTCTCTATAATAATAATATGGTGCGTCTGCGTATTTAAATACTCTATATGTATCAAGGAAATCGCCAGAAGTTGAACCTCTTATTACTTCATTTGCATTATTAACTGAATTTAATGGGTCACGGAAACCAATAAAGGCACCAGTAACATTTTGTACTACCAATTGACTCATATCAATGTTTTTCTTTGTTAATGTTCCTGTTGCATTAGATGTGGCACCAGTAATGGTTTCTCCTAATGTAAACCTACCTGCTAAGCTATTTAATAGTTCTGTACTGGCTGTTGGATTAGTTTCAATTGCAAATCCATTATATTCTTTATCCATATATTTAAGAAGTTGCTCTTGACTCATAGGCCAGGCCCTATATCCGTCATGTAAGAAATCGTTTACAACAAAAAATGTCCAATAAAAATCAGGAGTACCATACAATCTTGTAGATACTACATCAGGTCTTTCTCCATTTATTACTTCATAAAACCTATAAGCTGCTACATTATCTAAAAAGGTAGGTAAAGGTCTAACATGTCTGAATATATCAATCATATTTTGCACAACACCTGTGCGATTAAAATCATATTCTACTTTTGGAAATTGCTTAAAAAAACTCATATATTACTCCGTAGGTGGTGATGTTGTTGTATTATCTTCAGTAGCTATATTTTCTGTGTCTAATACCAAATCAGCCGTATCTGTTCCTACATCACCTTCAAGCTCATATAAATCCCCTCTTGTAAGAGATTTTCTTTCCTGGAATGATAATGACATATCTGTTTCAAGCGGTGCACCATCAGCATGAAATATATTTGATGTTGCATTATATGTAGTACCTAAAGATGTTAAATGACACTGAAAAATCTTTGGCATAAATGGATTTGGGTCTTCTCCTCGATAAAATTCTATTTCAAAAAATGCAGGATATTGTATTGATAAGGTTCCTGTTGATTCAGGCATTGAATATTTCCTAACCACATCAATAATGTCTCTAATTGTTTTTGCCTCTTCGGGTGATTCAGAAATCATTTTAAAATCCATCGTAAAACTACGCAATTGTTGGCCTTCATATGTTACATATGTAAATGGATTTTGAGCAACACCTTGGCCAAGAGCCTGTATTCTTGCACCTTTGTTAACTATGTCTACTCCTGGAATAGCAGATAAAATCTCGGAGATGTTATCGCTTTGAGACAAAACATCTTGTTGTGTTATTTTTGAAGAGTCTCCACTACGTATACCTAATCCTTGCATTACGGCATTAAAGCCTGCAGCACCTGCTCCAAAATCACCAGACCCATAATTGCCAGAGTCAGTTACAACGAAACCTATTGGATAGTTTAAATGAAGTATAGCTACATCTACAAACTTGCCGTCCTTTCTTTCCTTAATATTTATTCTAACATGCGTAGCCCCATTTTCAGCATCTGCAGCCAAAGTAGCTGGAAATATTAGTCTTGGAGCTTCTGCGTCTTCTTTTTTATCTGTCATTTTTGCCCTTATAAATAAAATAAAACATGTATAGGTTTATTTATAATGGCTTACAAAGGGAAATACAAAATAAAGAATCCGGATAAGTATCTGGGAAATCCAAGCAAGGTAGTGTTTCGTTCTCTATGGGAAAGGAATGCGTTTCGTTGGTGTGAAACTAATCCAAAGGTAAAACTATGGAATAGTGAAGAAGTAGTAGTACCATATAAGTATCAAGTAGATAAAAAATTACATCGTTACTATGTTGACCTTTTAGTTCAAATGGACAATAAGGAAACATATCTAATTGAGATAAAACCAAAAGCTCAAACACAACCACCAAAGAAAAGGTCACGCAAAACCAAAAAATATATTAACGAACAGTTAACATATATTAAAAACCAAGATAAATGGGAAGCAGCTGACCAATATGCCAAACATAAGGGTTGGAAGTTCCAAGTATGGACCGAAGAAACTTTAAAAAATCTAGGCATCAAAGTACTCTAAAAACCATATAAATAGATTATATGGCAAGTTTATTTGATACATTACAAGCCCAAGCTCAGAGAGCAGGGGTAACAGCAAGGACCAAAAGTTCAAAGAAATGGTTTGAAAAGAAGGTCGGTGAATTAACTGTATCAAGAAGCAAAATATTAAAAGATTCAGCACTCGATAAAACCACAAGAAACATTAGTGGTAATATGTACATGTATTTTTATGACCCTAAACATAAGAAAACATTACCATATTACGATAGGTTTCCATTAACAATTATGGTTGAACCGGCAGCTGATGGTTTTTATGGATTAAACTTGCATTATTTAAGACCAGATATTAGGGCACAATTTTTAGATGAGTTAATGAAATTAGCTCCAACCAAAGTAAGAGAAACAACTAGGATAACAAAAATGCGTTACAGTCTTTTACAGGGTGTAAAAAAATATAAAGAATTTAAACCATGTTTTAAACATTATTTGACTAAACATGTTAAATCCCAATTTTCAAGAGTACAAATGGCTGATTGGGAAATAGCAGTATTCTTACCAACAGAACAGTTTGTTAGAAAAAATAAAACTGGTGTTTGGAATGAAAGTATTAAAATCGCGAGAAGTTAATGAGCACAATAGATAAATTAAAATCAGTGGTAGGTAAAAGAGGTGGCGTTGCAAAAGCAAATAGATTTAATGTTATATTTACTCCACCAACACAATCATTACTAAATTTAAGTGCATCAACAATAATTGGTGTTCTTACTGGTGCACAAAGTGCTAAGAGTTTAATTAGTGACCCAAGGGATATATCACTATTATGTCAAGGTGCCAATATACCAGGACGACAAATAACAACAATAGATTATCAGGCAGAAAAACAAATAGTGCCAATTCCTTATGCAGTTATAGATGAGGATGTTACTCTAAAATTTTTATTAACTGGTGATTATTATATAAAAAGAATGATGGATGATTGGGCATCATCAATAGTTAATTTAGATTCCTATCAAGTAGGATATAAAAAAGATTTCGCATGTGATGTTATAATACAACAGATAGATGCAGAAAATGTGCCAGTATATGGAGTGAAACTTATAAATGCGTTTCCTACTTCAGTAACTGGTATTGAATTGGACCAGGCGCAGGAATCTGCACCAATGGAACTGAGTGTAACAATGAGTTACGATAAGGTAGAATTCCAAGGAGCTTTAGGTAGCACATTAAGTGGTATCGGGGCAGCTTTGGATATACTATCTTAAATTAATATAGGAGAATATTATGGCTTTGCCAAAAATGAGTGTTCCTAAGTATATGGTAACTTTACCATCTACACAAGAACAAATTAGTATGAGACCTTTTCTTGTAAGAGAGGAAAAGGTATTGATGATAGCGTTGGAATCAAATGATGCCGCGCAAATAAGTAGGGCAGTAAAGGAGATAATTTTATCATGTTATGATTTAAAAAATTTAGATTCCTTAACTGTATTTGATATTGAATATTTGTTTTTACAATTAAGAGCAAAATCTGTAGGTGAAAATATGAACATACAGATTAAATGCCGAGAAGAAGATTGTGATGAACTTACTCCAGTATCAATTAATGTTGACGATATTGCGATAATAAATCAGGAACAAGAGCGTACAATATTACTTGACAAGGACACAGGCGTTGGCGTTGAAATGAGATACCCATCATTGGAACTAGTTAGTTCTTTGGATATGGAAAAACTTGAGTCAATTGAAGGCGTTATGGATTTAATAGTGAAGTGTATCGATTCGATATTTGATAATGATAATGTATACAATGCAGATACTGAATCACCAGAGGAACTTAGTTCTTTTGTTGAAAGTTTAAGCAGTGAACAATTTAAGAAAATACAATTGTTCTTGCAAGATGTACCTGCAGTATATTATAAAGCTGATTATGATTGTAAATGTGGTAGGAAACAAGAGGTTGAATTAAGAGGACTGAATAGTTTTTTTACATAAGCCTCTCACATGAGAGTTTGGAGAATTATTACCAAACTAACTTTGCATTAATGCAACATCATAATTACAGTTTGACTGAAATAGAAGGTATGGTGCCGTGGGAGAGGGAGATTTATTTATCTCTACTACAAGAGCACATTAAAGAAGAAAACGAAAGAATTCAAAAAGTGAATTCGAGGAGAAGATAATGGCTGAAAACCAAGATAACAGCAGAAACGAAGTAGAAATAGACTTAGATAAGTATATGGCTATGATTGAAAAGCTTGATGAACAAGAGGACCAGATTAAAGATATGAAAGAGCAAGCTAGACTTGCTGCAGAACAATTAGGACCTCGTAAAAGAAAGTTTATGGATTTATTTTTAGATAATAATGACCTAAACGAAAAAGCAATCATAGGATTTATATCATTCTTTTTAATGATGTGTTTCGGTATTACCGATTTAGTCACAGCATTGGTATGGGATATTGACTTAAAGGTTTCTGAAACAATATATACATCTTTTGTTGTAGTAACATTAGGTGCATTTGGTATATCAGAAGCTGGTAAAGCTTTCGGTAAATAATAATTTAAGGATTAAAAATGGCTGAAGAAGAAAAACCAAAAAAGCCGGGACCAGGTAAAACAGAATTTGCCAAATTAATTGAGGTAATGGAGTCGAACAATAAATCGACTGCCAAAATTGAGATTGATGGTCGTAATACAAGGCGTCATCTATTAGAGATGAAAAACATGCAAAAAGTCATGACTGACTTACAACAGCGTACGTTATTTGGTTTTCAAAATTTTCAGGACATGATTGATGGCCAAAGCCTTCAAGGGTTAGAAAATAACCTTGAGCAAAAATCTATATTCCAAGACATTAGAGAATCATTAAAAAATATAGAAAGAAATACAGCTATGTCCAGTGTTGGTGGTAAGGGCGGAGGAGGATTTGGTAGAGGAGCTCTCCTTGGTGGAATAGGTGGTGCCTTAATAGGAGCAGGAGCAGGTATAGCTGCTCTAGGAATAGCCATTCCAGCTTTCTTCGGTGGTCTACAAGCAGGTGAATATGGCTTAGAAGCTTTAAATGCCGATTTTAAATTCGATAATATTAAAAGAGCTGCTATAGGTTTTTCTGATATAATTACTTCTATTCCAAAAGAGGGTCTAATAGCTCTTGCAGGATTAATGGGTATCGCTGCCTTTGGCGGTATAAAAGGTAACGCAACTGGAACAGCATTAGGTTTCTCACTATTAGGTGCCGCGATTCCTGGTTTCTTTGGTGGTTTTGCATTAGGTGATTCTCTCTTGGGTGCAGGCGCGAATGCTGGATATTTGGATTTAGATTTTCCGGCCGTGAAGAAGGCCGTGGAAGGTTTTGCTAGTGTAATAAGTGGATTTCCAATGGATATGGACGGTGCTAAAATAGCTGGTATTTTAGCTATAGGAGTTGGTCTAGGAGCAACCAAAGGAGTTACTGGTGCACTAGGTGTAGCTGCAGGAATGACTGCCATAGGTGCTGGAATATCTGGGTTCTTTGCCGGTTTTGCTTTAGGAGACTTTGCCATTAGTCAAATGAATGTTGATTACAAAGCTGTAAAGGAGTCAATAGTTGCTTTTGGAGAAACTATAAACCTACTTGATGGTGAGGCTGAAGCAAAATTAATCGCTTTATTAACAGGAACTGGTTTGGTTGCAACATTAACCAAATTTGGTACCCAAGCAAAAATTACTGCAGGTATGAGTTTAGTTGGTGCCGCCATTGGTGGTTTCTTTACTGGGTTTTCAGCTCTGACTTCATTAGGTGGAGCATTAGGTGTTAATGGTAAAAATACAAAAGACCTTTTAACAAACTTCGGCGAAGGAATGCAAGCCCTAGATGAAAAAACATTTGCTGGAATAGCTGCAATGATGGGTGTTGCTGGTATTGCAGCTTTATTTGGCCCAGTTGGTGCAGGAGTTACTGCATTGGGTGGTGG